TCCAGCGACATCCACATAATCTTTAAGGGAAGGATCGCTTCGTAAATCTTCTGGTAGACTTTCTCTCCAATCAACCACTTGGGGTTGTTCTTGAACAGTGTCACCAGACGGTTGAGTTGTTGGTTGCTCAGTCGCTACCTGGTTCTCTTCTGTCATCTTTTACTCCTTGTATTAATTTATGAATGGTCAATATAACTGACCGGCATCCTTCATGATAAGCAGTTTCATATGGGTCTTTCGAGAATGTACTACTTTGCATGAAGAATCTTTTCTGCAAATCTTCTAAGACTTTCTTTCCATCTTTTGTATTGAAGACTTGTTTGTAACTCTCGATGAGAGCTTTCAATTCTTTAGGGATCATTTAGTATTGATGGCTTTAACCATAGGAGCTGCAGCTTGAGCAATATTTGCTTCTTGTTGTGCTTGTGCTAGTTGAGCTGCTTGTGCTTCTGCTTGTGCTCGTTGGTTTCTAATCTCTGCTACTTCTTCATTTGATTTTAGAATTTTTGCAGGAACACCTAATACTTGAGTTACATGTTTGACAAACCCATCTGTATCTAAGTAATCAAGTACGGGTGCAATCTGATTAATAGGTGCAAGTATCTCTAAGGCACGAACTGCGTTTTGAACATCTCCGGTTCGTTGTGCTCTTGCGAGTGGGGAGACATATTCGATTTCAATATCTTGACCTTGTAATATTTCTGGTGCTAATGGCATTTGCTTTTTTCTTAGTAATAAATTAAAAACTCTATCGATCAATGGCTGCAACATTTCCGACTGTAATCTCCCTAGGACTGGAGATAACATTCTCATCTTTTCTTCATTTCGCTGTAATACTTCAGTTGCAGTCATCTGAATATTCTGAGCCAATAATAATTGATCTACATAAAATGCTTTTCTAATCGCATCTCTTCGTTGCTCTTCATAGTTCAATCCTAAAGGAATATTTGCTCCAATTTGTAATGGCTCTATCCGATCACGAGATCCAGATCGATAAAAGTTAAGACCACCTGGAACGGTCTTTACGGGTAATATGAACCCATCGTCTGGTACAAGTAGCGGAGGATCTATACTTTTTTGTGCTGCTTTGATGATGGTCTCACTCATCTTATTGAGCATCTTCGTATCAGCTAGAGCCACCATTGCAGGAGACCTTCCATATTGTTCCGTGGAGGACTTGGTGAAACGAGGAACAATGTATGGAAACTCATCATAACCGCCTTCACTTAATAAAGTTCCATCTTGAGGTTCAACATAAAAAGAACCAAAAGGTTTATTGAGTTTATCAAGTTTAGCGACATTGCGATCTTCTCTGGGTAAGACCACATGTAAAATATCTACTTCTTCATAAGGAGTCTTCTCTGCTATTTTTGTAATTCTAGGATTCACATCTCCAAATTGTTGAACTATTAATCGAGCAGGAATTTTAAAATATCGATAAACAGTATCGACTCTTCCTTTAGAATTTTCTTGAATATAGATTTCTGAAATATGTCTTGTGGAAAATTTAATTGTTTCTGTATCATCTTCTTCAATCAACATTGACCCTGTTCCAAAAACCACTAGGTCCAAATATAATTCGTGAACTTCTTGTTGAAAATTAGATCGAGCAAATGCTTGATACATTGCCTGACTACTAGACTCTAACCACTCTTTTGCTTCATCATTATTATTAACATCTTCATCTTTAAATCGTAAATGAAACCATGGAGATGCAGCATTCGTTAACATCCCATGGAGAGAAGAAGCTAATAGTTCTGCTGCGTGAATAGCAGTCGAGTCAAAAACTAACTCAAATCTTTTATCTCCTCTTGATCTTCTTTTCGTTACATCTGCTCTTCTCGGTAAGGTGTAGTCCGCACACTCTTGCCAATGACTTTCCCAGTTTCTTCTCAATCCTTTGAGTTGTTGATAGGAGTCTATTAAAAATTTTGTATCCATTATTTTATAACACTATTCCCTAAAATCGTATCTGTCGACCCTGTTGTTTGTTCTCCTAATAAAGAACCACCAATGTTTGTATCTACTTTTTTCTTCTTAGGTGACATTGCTTCTGATAATGCTTTAATAAACATCATCCCGGGTGTTCCTCCCTTTTCTATCATCGTAGGTACAATTCCTTTTATCTTTTGTGGTTTGGGTGTGTATTGCTTAAAAGTATCTGTTGTTGTTCCGGGTGCAGTCGTTGTTGTTCTTAAATAAGATGGGTCTTTTGCTTGACCACCAAATATAGCTCTACTCGCATCTCCTACAAGTTCACTCATTGTTGGTGCACTAGCTACTATTCTTCCTGTATAGTCTGTTGCTTTTGCACCTGTCTTTGTTACTGGTGATCCATCTCTTTGAGTTAATCCCTTCACTGATCCTGATGTTTCTACAAACTGTAAACCTCGACCATAGTTGGCAGCTTGTTGTAACTCTGCTTCTCTCTTCTTTGAGATTTCCCCACCTGTCATAATGTTTGACATTAACTCTTCAGTCTTAGCAGCTCTCTCTTTATTTCTTGATGCTGTATCTGCTCCCATATCTTATCCTAGCAATGCTTTACGTCTCACCGTTGCAGGTTGTGTTAAACCTACAGAAGAAGTTAAGATTGTTGATGATCTTCCTTTCTTCTTTGTTCCTGTTGCCATTAACGCATCATCCTCTCCAATAGGTGTATCTGTTGGTACATCAACATCTTCTACCTTTGGTGGGGTTGGCTCTTCCGGTAATGGGGGTGGAGCTTCTGGTAATGGTGGAGGAGGTGGTGGTGACTTAGGTCTTAAAAATCCCATTTAGTTCTCCCATATGTTATATTGGTTTTGTGCCATCTGTTGTGGCGGAGTGACATTATCCATATTATCATTCATACATAGAGCCATCGTTCTTGTAGCATCACAAGGGTGAGAACTCCAATCATGGACTGGTTTACTAAAAATTTTTTGTTTATCAATATATCTTCGATGATAGCTTCTTAATGCATCAATCAAGTGCTCACATTTCTGATTATCAATCCAAGTTTTTTCTAACATCATCGATACTGCATGAATACCATCTTCGACAGCTAACTTAGGAGCTACCTTAAATGTTAATCCTAATTGATATGCAGTCTCCCTTCTTGATATTCCATTACTAAAATCTCTTTGTTCAATATCATGTGGTGCATAATGCTTTCCATAAGTGTAAGGATACTCCTTCAATCTTTTTACAAACCAAGGTAATCCTTCCCCTGTTTTTTCTAAATAATCAATTACATGTATACTTTTACCTACTTTTTGAAAGAATACAATACTTGTTGCATCTGCTATTCCTAGATCCCAAGCAGTATGAACTAAGTAACTAGGATCATAAGGAACATTTGTGAGTCTTCCCTGAGAGTCCATCTTATCCATCACCTTGCCATAAATCGCACCAGAGATATTCGCAGACCAATCACATAAAAATTCTTGAGCATATTGTTCAGGAGTCATGTTGTCTTGAGCTTGTTTCAATTCTGTCTTTCCAATCAAGTTCGTATCTGTCACTTTGTAAATTCGAACAAACCAAGCGGGATCAACTTGTGCTTTCTTATAGAGATTGTACAAATAGTTCCTTGTTCCTAAAGGAGTTCCCAAACAAAGAAATTTCCCGGCACGATCCGAAATAGCAGGTAATATGACCTCAGGAAACACATTCTCATGAATGAGCTGTGTCTCATCAAATGTCACCATATCAAAGTATTGACCTCTCAAATTATCTGCTTGTTCTGCTCCTAGCAGCACCATTCTCGCTCCATTAGGGTAATCAATCCTTAGTTCTGTTTCATTAAACTTTACTCCAGGGATAGGTCGAGAATAATCCTTCGCAATATCCCAAGCTATTCTTTTCACCATGGCAAACTGGGGAGCAATCATTGCCACTCTCACATTCTTTAGGGGGTTGGTGAAACAATGTTTAATCATCTCCATGACAGCTGCGTGGGTTTTCCCGGCTCTTCGATGGATGACACAGAGACCAAAACGGTATTGACCCATAAGAGAATGGATTTCTTTCTGAAAAGGTCTAGGGGTGTAGTCAATCGTTATTTCTTTTTGTTTCAATGTAAGGTCCTTGTGGGTTTAATATTCTCATCAACAATAGTGATATTCATGTAATCAGCCAAGAAAGAACAAAAGTCTCTACTTTCTTGTAATGTTTCAAAGTCTTCAAAGACTAAAACAACTCTTTTGGTTTCTTCGTCTACGATAAGTTTTACTTTGATGTGAGGTTCAATCATTGTGTAAGGCTAAAGTTGTAATTCGGGTGTATATATACGCTATAAACCGCCACCAGTTTTCCGGGGGGTGGGGGGGGTGTTGCCTGAAAAACGATACCCCCCTAAAAAATATAGCGTTTTTGTTTGGCAGACATAAGGTTTCAGCCATCTAAGCTGGTACTTTCTGTAGAACTATCAATGCTTTTTAAACTCTGGTCTGGATGGTGGTCTGTATCTGTATTGTTCGTACCACTTATCGCATATGCGTGGCTCGGCTGGACCTCCTTCAAATTGCTGTCATCCTTCCACTTCACCACCACATGACCAATCTCTCCTTTGTGTTCATTGACCACCTTATCATTAAATGCTGGTATCAACTTACTAGCATACCAACGATTGTTATGTAGGATATCTCTCAACAAGGTAACCTCCACATGTGTGAGATCCTTCCTTCTCTGATACTCTTCAATCTGATCCTGACTCTCGTCTAGTCTCGTCAATGCTCCGTGCATCCTTGCTTCTTTCAAGTCTTTCTTGAAATCTTCGTCTTCTCTCGTGCCATGGTAAACGGTGGTAAGCGATGGCATGTTTTTGTCTCTGCAAATCGATGTCAACGTCTTCCCCATCATTAATTCTGTAATAATTTTTTTCTTTTGCTCTTCGGATAACATCTTCTCTACTCCATCCTTTAAACTGTTTTAATCCCATCAAGGCATTAATACGACCTTCAATCGTTAATGCACCAGTCGACATACCTCCATGTAAGTAACATCTTCCATTCTTTCTCGCTTTGGCTTGACATGGGTTGCCATCATACTTTCTTCGTGCACCACAAATAACTTTCCTTAATGGTCTACCAACCATATCAAACTACCATTTAATTCCTAGATGTTTTCTAGCGAAGCTCATTGCTTCTTGCTGCTCCAACTCATCTCCATATAACAACAACCTCTCCCAGACCTCATACTGATGATCTCTGGAATTAGCTCTCATCTCTTTCATGAGATAACTTCTATCTTGACCCTTCCGTTTCTTCTGACCATCCACGACAGTTCGATAAGCTAAGTTTGTGTTCTTCTTAAAAGCTGAAAGAATATTAACTACCTTTGGATCTGTAACTTCCTTCCTTGTTTCTATTACTTGTTTATTACTTGTTTTAGATGGAGGGGGTCGTAGCACCCCCCCTGGGGGGGTCTGTAGACCCTCCCCCTTGGACTTTTCTGACCCCATCCAATCAAAATCAATACCATGATGTTGCTTACCATGTTTTATCTCTGTACATATGATGTTCTTCTTGTTCAACTGTTGAATACTCCTTCTAATGGTCCTCCTATTCAAATGAGTGTTGTTCTCTAAATAGGTAATCGAGGGGTAACACTTTTCTGTTTTTAGGTTGTAGCAATTAATAAGCTCAAACATTACCATCTTTTCTGCTTTGGTAATTGTTTTATCTCTCATTACTCTTTCGAGTAAATCCCATTTAATCCAAAACTTTTGTCTCATGTTTCACCTTTGAGTTTAATATTGTAGGCATATACTCATTGTAGTCTGGCTTCAATACTTGCATCTCCAAAGCATATCTTGAATAGCCAATGATACATCCTACCGGAATACGCAAGGTTCGACCATAACCACCATCTAATTGTATTTGACCATCCTCAATCTCAAAGCTAATACAAGCTGACATCAGTATCCTCTCTTCAGTCACTTGCTCCAGGTATCCTAAAGATTTAATAATAGCAGGTCTTTCCAAGTCAAACTCCTTACGTTCTAACCATTCCCCGGAGTCTCCTTTGATATCTAACCAATAGATTTCTAGTGGTTGATAGATACTCGGTTTTGGTAGTTCGATCATAAAAACAATCTTATTTATTTTTAGAACTATTTAAAGCTGGTACTCAACTTTTGTATAGATTGCACTATCGTATTCACTATGTTCTACTTATGGTTCAATTTATTCCAGATTATTTTAAAAAGATCAATTTAGATCATTTTTCACCAGAGCAGCTTAATAGCACCATGGACTATTGGGTGGCTGCTTATTGTTATCTCAATCAAGAACAACGAAGACGTAAGAAACCCAAACCTCGAATGGTTGCCGGGGTAGTTGTTCAGAATGCAGTAGAAAGTTTCTTTAAGGAAAAAAAAGATAAACAAGATGTGACTCAAGATGCCATCGAAGAATACAACAAAGAATGTTTAGGCATGGATGAGTTTGCTTTTGAAAGAGAAAAAGTTTTAGAGATGTTACCAGATACCATTATCAATGGGATTAAAGCTGGTCAAGAACTTGGATATGACAAAAAAGAATTAGAGTCAGAGTCGTACATCTCTTTAGAAATACCAGGAGTAGTCTTACCCATCATTGGAAGGACCGATGTTCAAACTTCGGAGAAAGACGTTGATGAGTGGAAGACTGTGTGGGGTAGTAAGAGCAGTCGAGTTTTGAAGGATGGATCAACATCACAGTCCTGGTCAAAACCCAACCCACCAAAAGAACCCATCATGGGTCATGTCAGGCAAGTCTCCGCATACTATAAAGCTACAGGCATTGACCCTAAGATTGTTTACGTTACATCCAAAGATTATTGTATATTTGATCGTACTACTTCCTCCTTACTTAAAACCGATCATTTGGAGTATTGTATTCAACAATTCAAAGCTGCTGCTCTTGCAAGACAAACGATAGTAGAAAAATCAGAAACCATAGATGACATGTTCAAGTTCGTTGTGCCTGACTTTTCTTACTTCAAATACACTGGTTTTCCAGATGACATCATGAATGAATTAAAAAAGAAATGGGGTTTAGTATGAGCGATAACCAACACATCAATGTGTTAAATAAAGCAATCGATGAACTTAATGATACCAAAGGAGTTCCGCTTAAAGGAAAAGAATATACTCAAGTTAAAGACCGAGTTGAGATATTTCGAAGAGCCTTTGGAGTTTCTCCAAGCATCATTACTACGATAGAAGAAAAAGAAAATACCATTACCGCAGAAACAAAGATTATCTTTGATGATGTAGTGGTCGCTAATGGGATATCCCAAAAAGTCCGGGGTGCTAATCCTATTCTGAAAGCGGCAGCTGTGGAGATGGCAGAGACTGCTAGTGTGGGTCGAGCACTCGCAAAACTCTCTCTTCATGGGGGTGAGTTCGCATCTTCTAATGAAATGGAAAATGCACAAGATAATGAAAAGATTATTGATGAGAAGAAAGTAGAGTCTATCCAATCATCAAAAAAGGTTGATGATCTTCAATGGGAAGAAGAAAAACAAAGAATACTACAAGATGTATCCAAAGCTAATCATATGGGTCAATTCCGTAAAGCATTAGCTCCCCATGAAGGTTTTATCAATATGCTGAAAAGCAGTCACCCAAAACTCTATCAAGAGTTAGATGAACTATTAACAAAAAAAGAAAAGGAGTTAAGCAATGGATCAAAGTGGGTATGAGTTAAAGAATGGTCAAGGAACTATTCATGTTAATCAAAAACAAGGTCAACCAAGTAAGACATCAGGGAAACCCATGGACTGGGATTATTTTGGAAGTGTCAATATCGATGGTCAAACCTATAACTTTATTGTTTACAAAAAAGAAAGTGGATCTGGAAAAGCATATTTAGATATGAGGGTCTTAGGTTTGAATGGATAATCTTAATCTTGAAGTGGAAAAAATATTAGATGAAGCAAAACGACTCGTGACTGGTTCTCGTCAAGATGACTATGGAGACTTTGAAGCAAACTTTAAAAATATTTCTCAACAATGGATGACTCTTAATCAAGATGTCTCACCATCGACTGCATGTATGATGATGGCATTGATGAAGATCGCAAGAGTCAAAGAAGAAAATATTTATAAGTTCGATAGTTATGTTGATGCAGTTGCTTACATTGCCATGTCAGGTGTATTGCGAAAGAAAGAACAAGGAAACTTATATGACACCCAAGCAAAAACTAATCTATGATGCCATTAAAGATTTCCAATACAAAAATGGATTTAGTCCATCGTATGAAGAACTTGCTCAAGCTACCTCAATGAAATCAAAAGCAAGTGTTCATAAGATTGTGAAGCAGCTAAAAGAAAGAAATAAAATTATTCACATCGATGGAAAGAATAGGTCCATAGAAATCATCCATGGCTAGGTGGACCTACTTTGAACGAGGTTCACACTTTTCCGAATGGCATCGTCAGTTTGATGGTCTTGCTGGAATTGATGTGGACTTCGTAGAAGTTTGTCCTGAGTGTTATGAACCTTTATGTTTTATGGAGTTAGCTTATGACAAAGGTCAAGCATACAAAGCAACAACCTTCATCAAAAAAATTTCAAAGAAATGTGAAGTACCCTCGCTTCTTGTTTTTTATAAAGTTGAAAACGATCAAATTGTTTCTTTCCGGGTAAAAAGAATACACCCCTGGAATGGTGCTATTGTCAAGATAGAACCCTCTGTTTTAGTATCTTATTTACGATCTCTCCAACAATCTCACGAATGTAAAAAATAGGGTATTGACTTCATGGTCTGTATCACTAATATGAACATATATGATACATAAGTATTACATAAGGAGAACAATATGCTAAATATAGCAATCACTACAATCGTACACATCGCTATGATTGGTTTTATTTTATATTTCATTAAGGAGATATTCGATAGATGAATGTTTTATCTTTATTTGATGGAATGAGTTGTGGTCAACTTGCTCTACAAAAAACAGGGATCAAAGTCGATCAATATTATGCAGCTGAAATTGATAAGTATGCAATTCAGATCGCACAAAAGAATTTTCCTAACACTATTCAATTAGGAGATGTTACTCAAGTCAAAGCTGCAAACTTACCAACCATCGATTTATTAATTGGTGGTTCACCTTGTCAGGGTTTTAGTTTTGCTGGTAAGCAATTAAACTTTGACGATCCAAGAAGTGCATTGTTTTTTGAGTTCGTAAGATTATTAAAAGAATGCAAACCAAAATATTTCTTACTTGAAAATGTAAGAATGAAAAAAGAATATCAGAATGTCATCACAGAATATTTAGGTGTTAAACCTATTCTAATTAATAGTTCTTTAGTGTCAGCACAAAATCGTCAACGATTATATTGGACTAACATCCCTAATGTTACGACCCCTGAAGACAAAGGTATTTTCTTAAAACATATTCTTCAAGATTATGTCGAAGATAAATATATGGTTGGTCAAGAACTAGCTAATAAGTATCAGGGAGGTAATCAATTAAATCCTTCTTATAAGAGTCAAGCAAATACTATTCATGATGTTGAAGATAAGTCAGGTACTATTTGTGCGGGTACTCATGGGTATGCTAATGGATATGTCGATGCAAAATATTTTATGAACGAAAGACAAATCGCAGGTGTAATGAAGTCTAACTATCGTGAACGTAAACCCATGGATATCAATCGTAAATCTAATTGTCTCAAGGTGGGTGGAGACATTAAAAGAATAATTAATCAAGAAAA